CCATATATGGGCATAGTTTTCAACAGTTACATCTGGTATAGCCAAAAAACTACTATATGTTGTAACTGTTGCTGGAATAAATGTTAACGCAGTTTCTCTGCTGCTTATTGTAGAGGCGATACTGGATGGATTAACATCATTAGTATACATATCTGGTCTAATGGAATTTGGATCATAAACTATTAATACATTCTTAGACTTTGTTATGCTTCGATCCATAACTCTTCGATTTGACCAAAACCCTATATGTGCGCCACCAATCGGCATATCAATCTCCAGTAAAAATATATTTACGCAATTTTACGTTATCAACTAACAATGAAGAGCCAACAACAGTACCATATGTTTGATCCCACGATCCACAAACAAACACAAAGTAGTAAGCACCTTCTTCTCCAGCAGCAATAGTTCTTTCATATTTTGTCCAAGAAGTAGCAGTTCCACGAACTGCTGCTGAATCATTCAAAAGAAAAATAATGTTTCCAAAAGTGTTAAAAGCATACGCTCTAGCAGCATATGCGTCATTAAGTGAGGGGTTTGGGTCGCTATATGCTCTCCAATAAAATTCTATTGTATCTCCAACATTTGCAAAAACAGCATTATTGGAGTAGAAATATGGTCCATAAAGACTGCCACCCTCGCCACCCTGAACTGCATAACTTTGCAAGGCTACGCATTTTAATCCGCCATCTGGAGGTGGAGAACCAATACCACCACCTTCATTATGTAGAGCTATCCTTCCATTGTAACTTTGAGAATTATTACCATAAACATCTCCTGGACTACCGTATGGATTTGGATTTGGGTTCGCTGGTGCTGCTATACCATTAATAACTGTTGGACTTCTTCCTGAACTATTAAAGAAAAATCTATTATTGACCATAGTCCATTCAGTTAAATTGTCCTCAAACCCTCCATTTGGATACTGATCAGCGCCAGGTTGTCCACCAGGATAACGAAATCTAAATCCTAATCTAGAACCACCAATAAACATTACGCATATCCAGTGGTCATCACAGAATAATATGTTGTTCCATCATAGAATATGCTTATTAAATCAATAGCGTTAGCTGTAGTGCTAAGTGTTTTAAATCCTACTGCAAATTTATATGCAGCATTAGCAGTCATAACTTTACTTCCTGTACCATCCTGCTGAATGATAAGTGTCATACTTTGACCAGCAACCATACCAGTAGCTGCGTTTAGTGTGAAGTTAGAGTTTGCAATATATTTCTGTACGCTGCCGTTGTCGAAGTTTGGCGTAATAGCTGTACCAGTATTTCCTGCGTCAAGATAACTATCAACGAACTCAGCGTTAACAGTCATTGAAAGGTTTCCAGTATCAGTAAAGTTTACGCTACCAGAACCTGTTAGATTTCTACCGAGATTGACTGTCAGTGTTGGTTTGTTTACTAGAGTTGCCCAGTTAGCAACAACTGCCTCTTCAGCAGAAGCAGTAAGTCTACCATAAGCATCAACAGTATAACGTGGCACATTAGTTGCAACAGATGCAGTTCCAGCGTCTCCGTATGAACCTGCTGTTACTCCAGTTGCAGGAAGATCGATATTAACGATAGTAGTTTCTTTAGAAACAACAGCATACGCAGTAGCACCCACTCCTGGAGTAACGTGAGAATCAACGATTGTTACTGTTGGCTCTGTTCTATAGCCAGTACCAGCATTCGTTAGAGTAATTCCAACTACAGTATGTGTTCCGATAGTTGATGTCACAACTGCATTAGTTCCACCGCTTGGTGCGGTATCAGTAATTGTTACAGTTGGCGGCAACAGATATCCAGAGCCAGCATTATTAATCGTTACTCCTGTTATTGTTCCGCCAGTAATAGCTGCAGTTGCAGCTGCGTTGCTTCCATCTCCACCGATAGTAACAGATGGCGCAGTTAAGTAACCTGATCCTGCATTAGTGATAGTAATCGAAGCGATACCAAACTGCCCTATGGTACACGATGCAGTTGCATTAGTTCCGCTTCCTGTAATTGTTACGGATGGTGCACTTAAGTATCCAGAACCTGGATTGGTTAAAACAATTCCAGTTACTGTTGAGGTTCCAATTGTTGCACTAGCAGAAGCATTTGTGCCACTGCCAGAGAGTCTATTGATCGTTACAGTTGGTGGCGAGAGATATCCAGATCCTTGGTTTAATACGTCAATACCAATAATGCTTGACGTTCCAATAGTAGCGGATGCTGTAGCTGATACGCCATCGCCAGAGATTGTTACAGTTGGAGCAATCAAATAACCAGAACCAGCATTAGTTAGATTAATACTCTCTACAGTAAATTTACCAATAATAGCAATAATTTGCGCACCGACACCTGGATTTGGATCTGTGTCTAAAATTGTAACAGATGGTGGATTTAAATATCCAGAACCTGCGTTTGTAATATTGACATCAATAATTACACCAGAAGAAATAACTGGGACGCCAGTGGCAGTGACACCACCTGGTTTTTCTGGAGCAGAGAAAGTAATAGTAGTTGTTGCTGCGTGATATCCAGAACCACCAATAAGACCAACGTAACATTGGATAACTGGTGAACCAGAGAATACTACTGTACCAGTGGCAGTAACGCCACCTGGTTTTTGCGGTGCTGAAAAAGCAACAGTTCCGTTGGTATAAGCAGCACCTATGTTGGTGATTGTTGTTCCAGTAACAGCAGCTCCAGACAACTCTGCTTGGGCAGTAGCGTTAACTCCACCAGCAACTTGTGGTGCAGAAATTGTAACTGTTACGTTTCCATTGGTATATCCAGAACCACCAATTAAGTTAGTAATTGCAGTGATTGGAGAACCTGACAGAGAAACAGTACCAGTAGCAGTAACGCCACCTGGTAATGTTGGAGCAGAAAATGCTACGTTAGCATTACCAAATGTATATCCAGATCCTGCGTTAGTTACTGTTACTGTTTGAACTCCATTGCCAGTAAAGTTTGCAGTTCCTGTTGCAGTAACTCCACCAACAACCTGCGGGGCAGAGAATGTAACAGGAGCAGTTGTATATCCAGTACCCTGTGCTGTGATAGAAACACCGCTGACAGATCCACCAGATAGTGTTACGTTAGCAGTTGCTTGAACACCTCCAACTTTATCTGGAGCGGAAAGAGTTGCTGTTGTAGTTGGGTGACGATATCCAGTACCAGCATTAGTGATAGTAAATCCAGTAACCGCAGCACCAGAAAGTACAACTGATGCAGTTGCTTGTGTGCCACCAGCATCATCTGGAGCAGAAATTGTTACTGTTGTATTTGGATAATGGTAACCTGATCCATTGGTTTGTAAAAATAGTCTCCAAATTGCACCGAAAGGATCGATAGGATCTGGCGGCATTAATGTAATGTCAACTGTTTCTAGTGGCGAATAAACTGCAGAAACATAGTCACCCTCAGTGTCGATACCAAGAACAACTGCGTTATGGACAACAGTTGTTGGCAGAGTTATGTTTCCCTCACCATCAAATGTTACGTTTCCGCTAACGTCCCCAGTTAGCGTCAATGTTCTATTTGCATTTAATGCATTAAGAGCTGCTACTATGTTTGCTTGAGTACTGGTAGTAAGAAGTGCAAGATCACCAACATTTAATACCGTCTGATTAGACTGGGTTATTGTACCGTTAGTTTTTTGTCTCCACTGGTCAAACGTATCAGTTTGGGGGACTGTGATAACTGGAGTTTGAAGAGCCATTATTGTTTACCTATTAAAGTAGCGAGCATCTCTTTTATTTCTGACATATCTTTTTTAAGACTATCAATTTCTTGTTTTTGTTTAGCCATCATATTACGTTTCTCAACGTAGTTCTGATATTCTTTGCTATTAGTATTTATGATAGCCTTACTAGAGACATCTCTAACAAGACTATCATTACCTTCAACTTTGTAGTATTCCATTATGCACAAGCAACTATTCTAAGATCTTTAATACGTGGAACTCTACAATTATTTGTACTTCTAAAGACTATCTTAATTTGTATAGCATCAAAAGAAGGCAGATCTTTAAGACTGTAAACTCCATCAGTGAAATCTAATCCTGTATTTGACTTAACTAATGGCGTGTCAGGAGTTGCTTTAATATAAGGTGTTTCCTCGAATGCTGTAGTTGCACCAACTTTATTCAATCTATAATATACATCAATATCTGAAGATGTTGGAACACAATATGCAAATCTTATATTGAAGAACGTAGATGGATTTGCTAAGTTAACACGCTTAGAAATATATTTGCTATATTGCGATCCACTACGTGAAGCAATTTCGTCAACAAAGTTATTTAAGACGTTAACATCTATAGTTCCAGCAGTTCCTGCTCCAGCTGCTGCAACGGTAAATGTTTTATTAACCTTAACATAAGAACCATCAGGTGCAACTTCAGTAACTAGAGCGATACCACTGTTACCAGTTGCTAATGCTCCATCAATTCTGATATATCTTCCAACTGGAATAAACGATAGTTTCTGTCTGTCACCAGAATTAGCTGTAGTTATTCTATCAGCAGCAAATGCTATAGTAACACTATTATCGACTAAAAGAACATCGTCTACTGGACTTATATTCATATTTAACGGTGTAGCATTATTTACCTTATTGTGTATTGCAATCAACGAGGTTCTATGAGTGTCAATGACAGGCGAAACCGAATCATTTGTAGAACTCATAACGGCAGCTAGTTCAAAGGATCTAGATCCACTTAATAACTGCTGTTCGTTTAGTTCAGAAGCAATAATTTGAGGTTCATCAAAGTTTGTTACATCATTAATTGTGACAGGAATAGGAATAACACTCTGTATAAATGGTGTTTCAGTTCCATCAACAGACTGCCCTGAAGTAGTTGTTGCCTCCCATGTTAAAGATGCATCTGGGAATGTTTGAACTTGAGAGTTTGCTTGGATAGAAGTTAATAAAATATTATCACTAGCATAAACATTCTCACCACCAGCAAATCCAGTTAAATTAGCAGTGCTTGATGTACCAGTTAATGTTATCGTATATGAGTCTAAATCTGCTGCTGTAACAGTATGCACGGCATTAAATCTAGCACCTAATATTCCGTTATATAACTGGGTTGCATTAAATCCAGAAAGTTGTACCTTAGAGCTAACTGGCATATTATGATTCTCATGCCACACTCTAACTACAGAACTTCCATTTGTAGTTTGAATTGGATTAACATCTAATTTAGTTCTTGGAAGAACATCATTGTTAAATTCAACTCTACCAGTTACTTGAGTATTAAATTTTGCTCTGTTAATAATAAAGCAAAGATCTTTATAATCATCTGGCGTCCACGTGGAAGCATTTTGAGATTTAAAGAAAACTCCTTGATATGGTTGTTCAGATACGAAACGATCTGTTCCTGGAATCTTATCCCCTAAATGAGAAACCCATACGTTATAATTGTTAGAGTCTGATATGATAACAATACAATATTCTGTTCCGTCTTGAACATATACTGGACTAGAGAATGTAAATCTTGTCGCTATGTCTGGAGCAGAAGCAAGTTTATTATTCATAGATGGTATTGCAACTTTTCTAGAAGCAATATTTACATCCTCAGGATTTTTAACTACCTGGCTAAATGGAAGGATTTTCTTTCCTGGATAGCCGTTGACAACTTCACGAATCTCGATCTTTACTGGGATATTTTCATCTTTAGTAGCAAAGAAAAGATCTACTGAAGTTAGGAAAGCACCACCTTTTTGCTGCACCAAGAAAGTTTGCGCCAGCGGATCATACCAACCTGTGTCACTGACAACCCTAGTGGAAGTGTCAACAATTGTTCTTGACTCCTGAACTGTTTCTTGAGCAATAACTCCGTTTCTCACAGCTTCAATTGTTGCTTGTTTAACTTGCAATATACCTTCTGCTTTATAGTCAGCTACTCCATAAGAATTATAATCATCTTCATAACCAGTAGAGTCTATTAATCTAAACTCTCTAGTGCCAGTTCTAAATCGAACAGCTTCTGTGTTTGGAATATTAAACAAGCCATATAATGACCCATTGAAGTTAGTTACTAATTGCTGACCTTGTGTTTTTGGAGTAACTGTTGCATTAATCTTTCCTCGAGCACCTGAGATATTACCAACAACGACTTCGTTAACTTGGAATATGCCTTTTATATTAAGGACATAAATTGCTCTGGCACCAGTTTCATTACTAAGTTCTGTTCCAACTACTACAGCTGTAGCACCTGAAGTTTGACCAGTAATAACATCCCCTCGATTTAATCCAACTTGTGGAGTATCCGATGGATCTCCATTTATTCTTCTTGCTGGATCGCTGGCAGTTGAGCCAGCATTTTTCTTAGATTCAAAATCTGAAGAAAACCCAGTAACAACATCAAATGAAATTTTAGTTGCTGGCGTTATATACTTTGAAACTGCTGACGAGTCAAAAAAGGCATAAAATTTAGTAGAAGGTTTTAATCCAGTAACTTGGAATAATACATTTCTACTTCTGATATATGGAATAACAGCAGTAGAAAGAACTCTATCTTCAACCAAACGTCTGTCTATTTGTACTGCTACAGTTGTTCTTGTTCCAGTTCTTGTTTGCCCGATATCTGTTGCAGTAACTTCTGCGGTAACTCTTCTAAACGCCCAACCACCTCGATCTCGTGGACCTGTACCAAACGTAGCATCTAACCAGGCACCTTGATCGCCAAATCTTCGATCTGCTGTAAATGTTTGAAGACCAGTGCTTCTAGGCTGACCAGACCATTGCGTCTGCCAGGAATTCCAAACTGTTCCTAAAACTCCTGCTTTTTCTGCTAAGGTTTTGATACTATTGAAATTACCCTCAACGTTGACAATGACATCAGGTCTTCTCTCAACTTCAAACCAATCATCTGATGAGGGGTTTAAATCTATTCTTCCAATAAAAGTAAAAACTGCAAATGGATTGACGTTTTCTGTTCTTGAAGATATATTTTGCTTAATGAACGCAAGTTCTGTATATGGAAGAGTTATTATATCTCCAGTAGCTTGGTAATTATTAAGTGTTCTCTGTCCATCATTAGATGCCTTCTCAACTAAATTGACATTCTCCATTCTAAAAAATGGACGAAGTTCTTTTTTATCTAAATCAATAGAGCACTTATAGTCTGGATCTTCAGCATTACCTATTCCATGTCCTGAAAATGAATCTACTAAAAATCCATTTTTAAATCTATCTAATCCATTCTCATCAGTTATCTTAGAATTAGCAGTTTCTGTTTCTAACATATTAAGAGTTGTATAATATTCTAAGTTATCGATACGTTTCTCTAACTTACCGATATCTCTCATTGTATATCTCTTATTGTCAACAGGAATTAATGTGACATCTGGAGATTTTGTCGTATATGTATATGGATATAGATTAATTCCATATAACAACATAGCATTTTGAGGAGTTTCTGGCTCTACTGGAGCTAAAGAAGGAATTCCTCTTGTCGCAAAAAACTTTCCTCTAAAATCAATAGAAATTTTATCACTTCTTGCTAGGTAATAAGATAGATCTAATTCTACATTGTCACCACGTTTTGGTAACTCTGACAATACTGCACCCAAATTTATATTAAAAGTGTTAGAAGAATCAACTCTAGGTCTAAAGTCTAATACATCTCGTGAAGGAAAATTTCCATATTTTGGAAGATCTTCAAATTTAATACCAGAACCAACATATGAATCTACAGAGAAATAATCTCCAGGTCCATGCTGGAAATAATCAAAAACGACTTCAATTGAACCTGTTGGTAAAGGATATCCTTGTTTTAACAATAACTTTGATGTACCATAAAAAGAGTCAGTTATATTAAAGTCTAACTCATAATAATCAAGTATATCGATATTTGCAGGATTTTGCTCATCTATGTTGCCAAACGCATTAGCCATTTTTATAGAAACTAAGTTATAAACGTCTGCTTTACCTAAAATAATTTCTTTAGCCTGAGCAGCTGCCTGTGTTTCTACTTGAATAGTTTCAAATGTAACTGAAGTTTTAGTTTTTTCTTTTGCTCCGTTGCCTGTTTTTCTAACGGCAGCATAAACAACAAACTGATTATTTGCCTGAGAACTTGGTAACGTAAATTCAACCTGACGTAATTCTGGGGTAACTACGTTTATATTTGTAGGTATAACTGGAAGACCAGTAGTAGTGTTTATTAACACATAGTTTTGTGGATCGCTAGCTGGCAAAAATGTTTCGTTATTTCTCTTGCTATCGATAACTACATAAGAATTTCCATTTGTGACTGCACTAGAAGCCACAGTAAATACTTGTGTTACATTATAAGAAGTTCTTACGGTTGTATCATCATCGCTTCTTATTTTTCTAATATTTGAATATGGCAGTTCAAACAATAATGAAGAATATTGAGGTTCCTGAAGAGTAGTTAGAACTTTGTAAATAACTGTTCCAGTGACTGTAACATTAGAATCTACTACTATTGTGTTATCATTTGTTATAGAAACAATTCTTCTCAATGTGCTAGCATTGCCAAGAGCAATATAATCGCCAGGATTGAAATCGGTATCAAATGTCGTTCCATTTCCAGTAACAGTTGTTGAGTTTGATGCTGTTGCTGATCCTGTTAGTTTAGCCAATAAAGGAGATATATTTGCAGTAAAATTAGAATTATGAAATCCTTTCAAATCATTATCTAATGACTTTCCAGCTATTAAATTAATATCAAATAACATCAACTCATAAACATCTTCAGAAACAGTATTCTGACGATCGAAAAGATTTAATCCGCGAACTCTTGCAGTACCAATTTTAGTTGCACCAGATGGTGCAGATCCAGGTGTTGTTACCAGTCGATCATATAAATCTACTGTTTCAAACAAATTAATTCTAGGTGCACCAAATATATTCTTCACATAGATGTAATTACCAACTATACTTTGACACTGTGCGTCCTGCGCTCTTGAGAAATCTCTTGCTTTATCTACAGGCAAATACTGTACACCAACTTTTTCAATCTCATAGCCACGGACATACGCTTTGCCTGGCTCCATGGCGATAGCAAGTTTAGCCTCATTGCCACCATCTTCTGGTGAATAAACTCCACGATTATAGAATGGATTTTTATTGTATAGCCAGGTCACACCAGTTTCTGCATCTTTTTTCTCACCTGTTGTATGAATTGGAGGAGAGCCTCCTGATATTGCATTATTTTTAGCAACATACTTTTGTTCAATACCGCCAAAAGTATAAACTACAACATCGCCTTGTAAATATACAGTGTTTGTTTTCCACTCGCCTCGATCATTATTTCTATGCTCTCTGACTTCAACATTAAAATTGTTCACGACGTAATCGCCAGACTCATCAAACGTGCGTCTAGCTAATGTCTGTTCTATAATTGAATAATCTGTAGTTCTTGTTTTGTAAATAATTTTACCTTCTTCTAAACGAAGAAGTTCTACAAAGTTTTTATCATCCTCAGAGTTTAATGATCTTTTGGAAAGAACTAATTCAATCTTATATCGATGCGCTCCTGGAGCTGTATAATTAGAAGAACCAATAGCATTATCTAATAGATCGGCATTATCTTCTGGTGTCACCAATGTTTCTACGACATTTAAGCCAACACGATATGATGGTGTTGCAGTATATTTGTCAAGAGTAATTTTCTGTGCTTCAACTATGACAAAGAATTTATCAACGTAATAAACTCCAGACTCAATAGAAGCACCAGTACCTAAACCAGTCGCAGATATTGCAACTGATCTAAATGCTCTTGGAACTGCTAGTGTTTCGCAACTAATAATCTCGTCATTTTGGAAAACCTTAACATCTGTTGGATTTCCGTCAGCATCAGCACCAGATTTATTATAACGAACATATACAGTTGGTGGGTCTTCATCTGTTTGTTTTTCAACATGAAGAACGAATGCCTTAACTCCAGATGATTGCCCGATAATTTCTTGCCCGACAATCTCATTAAGGTAAGTATTTACATCAACACCATTGTAAATAGACTGAAGTTTAACATATTTAAAATCATCTTCATACGAAACCTGTCCAGGAATAACCATCGATCCCTGCTTAAATACATGCTCAGCGTGTTTTGAAATCTGATTTTGTAAAAGAGATTGTATCTGAGTTAGTTCTCTTGCTTGGACAGGATATCCTGGACGGAACAATAAACGATAAAATTTATCGTTCTCGTCATAATCGTCAAAATATGGATCTATGTTAAAATTTAGTGCCATGTTCGTTATCTCTTATTAGTTTATTTTAATTATTTATTTTACATCTCAACGATAATTTTGATATCCTCAATTTGATCTGGTGCGCGATTGATCAGTCTGCGGTTCTCGACGTAAAGAACATCGCCACTAAATGGCTCGACTTCTGGATTAGACAGAGCAGAAATTGTTCCAGTCGACAGTGATGTAGTTCCAGTGATAACTTCAGCAGTTGCAAAATCAGCACCGTTCACGTTACCAGCATCTGCGCTCAGTTGGATATAACGGATTGTTGTCGTACTTCCACCGACAGCGATATTGATAATTCTACCAACTGCGCCAGATGTTCCGCCAGTGATAATCTCGTCTTCTAAGAAAGTGCTAACTGCAGTATTAATTGTCAGTTCTTTTGTTGCTTTTAAGGTTGTAGCAGTAGATACAACTGTTGTTCCAAAGTTAAATGGATCGCGAATCAGCATAATACGACGATAGTCGTTATCAACTGGGAAGTCGCCTGTGCCGTCATCATACTCGAGGCGCACATTCATCATAACATAATAGCCACCCAACTCTTCTACTGGATTAAAACCATGTCCTCTTTGTGGTGGGAGAATAGCTCTTCCAGCTGCGTTAGTTCCGTTACCACCTTGCAGTGTTACTGTTGCATACGTATAACCAGTACCGCCATTGGTAATATTGATTTTAACAACTCGACCAGAACCAACATCGATAACTGCGGTAGCAGTAGCGCCAGTTCCGTCACCAAGAACAGCAACAGTTGGAGCTGTTGTATAACCAGATCCGCCGTTGGTAACTACAATGGTGTCAACTTTTCCACCAACTGCAGCTTCACGAACTGACCACTGATCGATATAAGCATCGTACTGTCCTGGGTTAGAAGTAACTTCTTTAACTGGCATAAAGTCAGTTGAAATAAACTTGATAACATCAGAAGGAGCAATGGTATACATGTATTTCCAAACATAACCGTCAGCTGTAGTAATAGCACTGGTAGATTTACCTGTTGGCTTAACTGTAGATGCAACTACTTGATTGCTGGAGTTTCTGTTATATAAGCATTTATAAACATTGTACTCATCAGTTACAACGAAAAATGCTGCATCGAACAGAGAGTTTCTAATTACTGTTGCACCAGTAGTAGTGTTTACACCAATGGCTCCAGCAGAAGCAGAATAGTCTTGACGATACATGTCATAATACTGTCCGCTTGTCCAGTTGCGACGGATAACGGAAAGAGTTACATCACTGGCAGTGCAGCGTTTAACTGCAAGCATATCTTGCCAGTAAAGGTACTCTTGCTCTAGAGTATCGACTGGAGCAGGTGGAACCTTTTCGTTAGTCCATGGGTATGGACGTCCGATACCAAGATACATCTTAGTACTTGCGGTCTCGCCAAAACTCTCAACAAGTTGCTCTGCATTGTTAATGCGGAATTTTGAAGTGATAATTGCGGGCATTTTATAATCCTCTATTTGTTAATTAATCTTGATTGCTAGGTGCATAAGGGTAAGTTAAATCATTAGTATAACTTGTACTATCGTAAGTAGTTGTAGTGCTATCATAGGTGTATGGAAGAGGTCTGATAATATTAATCCATGAGTCTACGCAGAAATTGATTTTTCTATAAGGATTATTTATTACGTCGCTAATAACAATATTGGCAAAATGTCCGTTTTGCGTGTTGCCGTAGTACTCATTTGGATCTCTCCAATAATAATAATTAAATGTTCCCTCTTGCCAAACGTCTTCGATTCTTGGCGTATTTCCCCAGTGTCCTTTAATACCAGCTTCGAACGGGGCAAGAGTGAATTTAAATCTCTCTAAAGATTCCCAGCATGGTCCGAATCCTCTTACATTCAGATCTAGATGACCAACTGGCTCCATAATAATTTCTGTCTGACGATGAATCTGACATTGCATATCCAGGTATAACAAAATATAGAACCATTCGTCGCCGTGAGCAGCATCTACTCGCAGATCCATCATGTGAATTTCTTCTGGTGTAAATCTTGGAACTTCGATCTCTGGTAGGAACTCTGGATTCGTTGGAATCAGAGTCATATGTCCACCAGCACGCTGCAAGAAATCTACAATAATGAGTGTAAACTCAGACTTCAATATATCTGGGAATGTTTGACCATCGGCATAGTAATTACCCATGGCTTTAATCTTGTTGCTAATGAAAGATCGAATAACTGCTCTCAAGAAAGATATACTCAATGGTGCTCTTGGAATAACTTGACCGAATCCTTCATGCAATAAAGATCCCCAAAGAGCCATACCAACTGGATGTAAAAGTTTTCTTACAATGTCGCGATAGTCATTGATTGACTGGAACGATCTAAGTTGATAAGAATATTCTTGATAGAATGCACTGTCTTGTATTTTCTTGGAAGAGTCGCTGATCTTACCATCAGCATTGATAAAGTTTCCTGGTGTTCTGTAAACAGCAGATAGATTCCCTTTAGCAAATGCAGAACCAGTGCTTGTTCCAGGTGCAACTTTACCAATTGCTCCTGTTGCTTGACCGACGAGAGTCATGTTCGGTCTCAATGGTCCAGAGTTTTCTAAAACAAAAATATCACCATCTTCATCTATCAATCTGTCGCCTGTCTCTAACGACATCTCAAATCTAACAGATGCTGGATCCAAACGATAAAAGTTTCTATCTTTATCAATAAACGAAATATATCCAAAGGTTTCTTCTTGCTTCTCTAAAAGAAACTTAGAACCATCTTCTAGTGACAGTTCAACATCATAACTTGTTTCTAATGCTATTGATTGTGGTTCGGCAGTTACTAATTCTCCAAGAGCGAACTCGCCATCAACACGTTTGAAAATTAAGTTGGTTGGGAAGAAACCTAAAGAGTTGTTCTGGTAATCGATTCCTGGATTGTAAATAGAAACGCCAAGAACTTTACCAATGTCTTCGCTGATTGCAACTATCTTTGCTTCTTCGCCAAGTAACTGTGTAGGTTTACACGAAACTACTGGAAGTTTCTTATAGTTCTGACCAGAGTCTGTCACTTTAACTGTTTTAATACCGCCAGTCAAAGTTCCTTCGAACAAAAATTCTGTTGCGTCTTCTTTTAATAGGAAATCTCCGTTCTCAAGTAACAGAGAGTTACTATCCAATGCAGTAACGATGGCTTTTGCTGTTTGCAACGAGTCGCCAAGTCCAGTGCCTGCATCTGTGTTATCAAATACTATCTCTTGATTTAATTGGTAACCACTTCCTGGAAACTCAACTTGAATATCTTTAACTCCACCAGTCGATGCTCGAGTAACCTGAGCAACTGCGAACTCACCACTTGTTGAAGATAATCTAATCTTGTCACCAATTTGATAATATAAACCTGGATCTTCAAGAGTTAACTCTGTTACGCCAGGTTTTACCTGTCCATAGATTAATCGTCCTGCAGTAATATTACTCTCGCCAAAGATATAACCAGTTGTATTGAATGTTCCTGTTACAGTTTTAGTTGCTAACTTTAATTCTGTAATTGTTAGATTTTGGTACTGAAATTTAATTACATTTTCTACTTCAGCAGTAGCAGTATTTCCATTTTGAAATATTCTTTTACCGATCAACTCGAATGTATCTACATTAAAGTTGTGAAACTGATTTGTTATGTCAACTATTCTGAGAACAGTATCTTTGTTGAATTTACCATCAGATGCTCTAAGGATATCATCTTTGGGATAATATATGTCTATAGGTTCATTATAAAGTAATCTAAACAGGAGAGTGAATGACTTCTCATTACCCTTTGAGAGATAAAGATCTTTAATCCTTTTTGCAACAAGTCTTTTATCAGCAAGAATGGTCTGAGGAATTTGTATCATAACCTCATCAGAAATATACTGCACAAAACTGTTTAGAGTTTCGTCAATATCTTTTAGAGATTCTAAACTTCTGTCTTCAGTTTGACTGAGGAACTCGTAGTACGCTTCTAAGAATGACACGAATGTGCCATGGTCTTCCCTTACAAACTCTGGGAACTGTTCGCTAACGACAGTTGATATTTTTGCTTTTACTACGCTCATTCTCTACTTGCTGTGAAAATATACTCTGAAGAACCAGCACCTTGCGTGCCTGAAACTACTTTATCTACGATAGCGTTTACGCTAATTTTTTCTTCGTCAATCTGAACTAATTGATCTCTGACAGAAACTACGTCATTTGAAACTGGTGTTACGAAGAAAGAAACCGTCTCAGTATTGACGATTGCAATATCGTTAACAGTAATAACACCTTTTTCGTAGTCAACTGTTCCTGCTGTTTCATTAATGAATACTTTAACAGTTCCACTACTCTCATAATAGAATAAACCTAAGTTTTTATTGCCATCGTCAACTAGATAAAATGTCTCTGTTCTTCCAAAAAGTTTAAAGCCAGAAGTGATGATATGATTGCCACCCTCTGGATCTCTGTAAATTGGATTATCTAATCTAACAATATATTTGTATGGAGCTGAATCGCCAATCGGGTAAATGTCTCTACGCAATTTAATAGAAGTAATATTACTTAAGATCGCTTCGTCAGTATCATCCACCAAACCGCCAAGTTTAGAAAATCTAAACACGCCACCAAACTTTTTAAGTTCTTCATCATTATACTCAATAATGGTATCTTTAACATTAGTAACTAATGTATTTGGATCGCTAGCAGTTCTGGTAGCATCATAATAAACTGTTGTTTTAATTTCAATGTAAAGAATAGTTGGATCTACAATAACTGGCGTAATCGAAACAGTATTTCTTTGTTTCAGCAAGTCAACAATGTACTGTTTTGTTAATGCGCTAAGAATATCGCCAGAAATTGGTTTAATTGCTATGAAGACTTTACCGTATGCTGGTGGGACATTATTTTCTCCACCCCAAACGCTAATTGATTGCACGTTTGGATAAAGTTTTGTAATAATTGATGAGTAATCTTCTGATGTGATTGTTCGTTGTTGCGCAGAAAATAAACGTGGGGCATTGGTTTTGATGGAATCAATACTTTCTATATCAGCACCACCGTCAGCTGATGAAAGAACAGTTACTGTTGGTATACCGTTTCCTACGTCAGAACTATTCCCAGAAAATGTAAATGAAGAAGCACCATTGGCAGCAGCTTTTGCTGTAACAAAGTATTCAAGGATAATTTTTGATCCTGTTGGCGGTTCTTTACCCAGAACACCGTCACCAAACTCTACCTCAAATAACTCGTCATCGATTTCTTTAAGATAGAAAACTCTGGTTGTATTTGTAACATCTGTGAGATACTGGGCAAATGTATATGTGTAATATTTGCCAAGAATCGGATCCTCTAGGACACGAACCTTTAACTTTGAAATATCTACGTTTTTATTTGGAAGGATGTAACGATTACCTGTTTTATATTCGTAGTTAAAAACTAAAGGAGTTCCTTCGTAAATACTAACTTGCTCAAATCTATAAACACCATTAATTGGAGAAATAGTTTTTGACTCAAGATTATAGAAGGTGTATGTTTTATTATCAATTTCTGTTTGGAATGGAGTTTTTTCTGGCAACGTTAAAGTCGCTGGTAATCCAAGAGGATTTGATACGTTGAGGTTAATAACTGCCCTGGAAGAAGTTGCTGAATTTGGTAGATACCCTAAACTTTTGGCTAGAGAAACAACACTATTTCTTTTTCTAGCAGAGTCAAGAAACATCTCGTTGACAGCTAGGTTTGTATAAAGAGCATTGTAGTGAGTGTTATATGCAAGGATATCCAAAAGGATTGCCATTCCAGAACCTTCAAAGTCGTAGTCCTGAAACTGCTCTTGTCCTTGCAGATATGTTTTTAGGTTAGCCTTAATCGCATCGAAGTCGAGTTCGCTAACTGATATGAATTTATTGGTTGCCATTTATCGAGTTCTTTCTAATACTAGCTCTAGCGTAGCAGGTCTTTGTGTATTTAATATTCTGTAGTACAAGGTCACGGTTACGTAGTTTTCATCAGGGGCAGCTTTCACAATAACATTGTCTAGGTTAACTCTCGGCTCAAAGGTATTAACCACGGAATAAATCGCCCTCTCAATCATTGTAGTCATCATTGGGCTGTATGGCTCAAATAATATCCCTTTTATTGGGGTTCCAATTTCGCTATGGAAAGGTCTCTCATAGTTATTGGTTAAAATTAGGTTTTTTAACGCAGCTTTTATAGCATTATCGTCAAACCGACGAGAAATATCATTAGTTACTGGATGTGCAGTAAAATTGAGGTCTAAATCTGAGAAAGTTCTAGTAGAGCGAGCCATATTATTATTTATGCTTATTCTATAAAAGAGTTGGGAGAACCTTGTCCACAAGTGTCTCCACAGGATATTGGGTCGCCTATTCTAGAGGCTGGATTGCCCTCTATAAAGGTTTTGCTAGCTCCAGATGCAACTGATCTGGACGGAGTAGGGTGGACGACTATTCCGCACACGTGAGTAGAATGCTGGCTTCCAACGACACACGCCAAAATACCATTGAAAAAAGTTTTACTTACAGAAGTAACAACCAGAGGAGTCGGTGGGAAACATCCATGTCCTGTGGAAATGTCCCCTAATCTACTAACTGCTGGCATACGATACTAACTCCAAAAGTGATTGTTGCCCTGGTGTCCAGTTTCTGTCTCTGGCATAAATTGTAAAAACCTGAGAAGATCTAACTGTATTATTAACATTTAATGCTTCAGCCAAATATGATAATAATCTTTCTCTAGTCATATCTGGGGTGAACGAAATAACCTGAAACAAATTAGCTCTATCGACCTTAGTCCAAACACTACCTTCTGGCGCTCCTAAAGTTGTAACTGTAGACAACTTCAGATCATTAGAAAGCGTAGTCAAAGAGTCGTTAAATATTCCTTTGTAATAACCAGAAATACCCCCAGGATTTCCACTGGTAAATGTAACTGTTGGTCCATTCGGCTGCTGTGGAGTTATCCTTACATTATAGTAAGTACGAGCCTCTGCTTCGTCTTCTTCATAATATGATATACTATAAGAAAAGTTTTGAAGTTCTGGATGTTCGCCCAAGTAAGATGAGGGTGACTCTTCATTTTGACCAGAAACTGCCCAACTCATTATGCTGCTCTTGGAGGTATTGTAGAAACTAAAACAAACCCATTTTTATCAAATGTTTTATCATTCACCATAGTAAATGCTGTTTTACGCCCACCGTTCACATTAAACGAAGAATGAATCCATATTTTATCTGGGTGTCGATACTCAAGAATCATTTGGTCATATGAGCAAACTTTTTCCATTTGCTGAATTATTTCGTAAGTTTTATTGTATCTATCTGGAACAAGCAATCCGATATCTACAGCTCTACCCTTACAATGGTCGGATGTTGGCGACTCATATGGGACAACTCCTTTTAAGCGATAGCCAGAAGTAATAGCCCATTGTTTATTATATCCACCGATACCACCTGGCAGAACTTCAAGAGCAGGTTCTAAAATATTCTGCACGGTATTTGCCAAATTACATACAATTTCTTGAACTGTAAATGTTCTTTCGGCAGATTCTTTATTTTCTTTTAGTTGTTGATCTATAAGTTTATGCTTGCCGCCAAATCCGCCAGAGATTAACATACCTAAAGTAAAGTTCTTAGATAAACGATAATCACCTGTAAATGATTTGGTGCTAAAAATTATAGAACAGTCTACCGATGTTTTTGCTGTAGCACCACCTCTTGGTGCTGGAGCAGATTCTGATGCTTCTGGCGCAGGCGCTCCAACAATTCCTGTTTTTCTCTGATCTTCTGCCTGCTTTGCTCTTCCTTCTGGTGTCTCTAAATCATCAGGAGTTTCAACTACTGTTCTTTCTTCAAACTCACGCTCTGGCGGTATTAAGTAAGGAACTATAGGATTAATAGGATCACCAAGTGCTGGCGCTGGCAACTCAATAGCCTCAACATCATTAGCACCAGAAGCACCGTTACCAAAGTTACCAACTGAGTAGTCCATATTTGTTGAACCACCAGAAAGATAATTTGATGCCCCTTCTGCTTCAATATTTGTAGTTGCACCCTTTACGCTAATGCCACCTGTCGCTTGAGAATCGAAATCTCCTTCTGACTTAACTCTAATGTTAGCTGCTTGTATATCAAGATCACCAACGATCTTCATCTTCATGTCACCGCCAACTGCCAAAGTTGTATCCGTGGCAACACCTATTGATAAGTTATTTCTAACTTCAACTGTTGCGTTATTCTCAACTGCAATATTAGCATCTGTTCTGACGTAGATATTCGCGTTTCCCTCAACAGTCAAATTGCACTCACCCTTAACACTAATACAGCCGTTGCGCTCCATAACAACAAAGTTGTCGCCAACGATATAATTTACCTGCGTGCCGTTAGGATCTACTTCTTGGAATGTTCCAGATCTATGGAAAGTATGAATGCGCTCTTGTCCTGGCGTATCATCAAACTCTTGTACATGCCCAGATTCTGTTTCGAATACTTTGTTATATGGATACTTTGCACCAAATGGTGCTTCTGGTTGATCCCAGTTTCCTTGACCTAATGCCTTAGGAATTTGCTTAACTCTAGTGTTATCTTTCTTCTTAACAATTGTACCTTCAATAACACCGCGAGCCAATCTGTTTGTATCTGGTTCTCCCATATACTCACTTAGAGGATACTTGCTGTTTGGATCTCTAAATCCATAAAGAGCAGCGCCAGAGTTTATACTTTGCTCAGATGGTCTTGGAGTAGAAGAATCTCCATCTTGTGGTGGTTGCGAAGTTGGTGGACCAGCATTTTTTTCTTCGCTGCCAGTTCCAGACAAACCGTAAAAATACTCATAGTAGTTTTGCTTTAACGCTGCAATATCTGGTGTATTTACACCAACTGCTTTTTTAGCTGCAAGAAAATAACTTGGGTGATCATTTGGTGATACACCTTTAACTCGATCTTTGATGTACAAAGCTGCAACCAAAGCAGAAACATTTATATCAGCATCAAGAGAATCTGGATTGTTAACAATATCAATATTCAATCCAGTTTGATTAGCAAGTTTCTGATACTTCTCATAATTAGCGCGACCAGTTAACTGAATAAATCCACGACCAAAATACTTACCGCCATCAGCATCTGTTTTATTGCCAAGGAAATTTTTACCACGTTTGGTTGGACCATATGCCCATGAGAAAAACTCTTCTCTCGTCACACCCTTCTTAGTGGCGTTGCCATACTTTTGCACGTCTTCATCAGTTGCAAAAGAATAGACCTGTTTGAGTCGCGCCTCGCTATAATTAAAACTCTCCAACTGTGGGATCCATCGAGATTCACCACCAGCAATACCAAGCAGTGCACACTTTTGTTCTTTAGTTGTCAAACCAACTTTATCACAAGCTGCAATAAGTGCTTTAATACCATCAGTAGACTTCGCTGGCTGCGGAGATGATTTTGGTGGAGGAACAGTCGGTATTGATGAATTTGACGATGCAGCAGAATTTGGTGTATCTGAAGAACCAGTTGTTATTGGTGTTCCGCTACCAGAAACAACAGGGTTACCAGAACCGTCAACTAATATACCAGTTTGGGCTACACTTTGTCTGACTGCATCTAGGTTACTAGGAACTGCCTCAAATGTAATAATATTTTCTACATAATTAGATACTACGCTACTAATTGTAATTTCAGTACCGCTATTAATAGAAACAATAAATGTTTCTTTAGCAATATCATGGCCAAACACTTTCATGTTGGCTTTTAAATCTTTTGTTAGATCATTTCGACCATTCTCAGGATCATAAAATGTTAGTTTATTACCACTAACTGGTCCAGGAATAGTTCTAAGTTTAAGATTGGAAAGTTTTGTAGATCCAGTTAGTGGAGCATTACCGTCTAACTCAATAATGCCTGGAGGTGTAGCAATACCACCTAAAGTGCCAAGCATAATTGGCTGCTGCATGTCGTCATCAGCAAAAAATACAATAACTGATGTTCCTTCAACTGGACCAATTGGTGTATGACCAATACCGTTCATAGCAGCAGAAATAACTGGCTGCATTGGATATGACCATGGCAGGTCATCTGTTGGTAATTGATTTTTGTCGTGTGTATGAACGCCAACTATTCTTACTTGGCAACGTCCAAGACTTAACGGATCAATTCTGTTCTCAACTACACCTGTGTATAATTTCATTTTGCATTTCTATTCAAGTTTATGTTTAATGACTCTCTAATTAACTCAATACTACATTCATGTTTTTCTTTAGTCACGGTATGATTTATAGCTGCAATAAGATAGGTGCCAGAATATAGTTTGTCTTTTGTATCTATATCTTCTTTAGTTAATGGCTCTATTCTTGTTAATTGCAAATTAACTTTCTTGCCAACTGTATAGTCCCATCTTCCAGGAACTACAATCTCTACTTTAAAACTTTCTGCCTGCTTCAGAAGAGAAATTCTTTTCTGTATAGAGTTGTTATTTGTAACATCACCGTATCCACTAAAA